CAAAAGCCCTCGGGCACCCCTGAGATCTTTTTCGTCTGATGATCGCCAACGCACAGCATCGCATTCTCTGGCTCCCCGGTGAGGAGCGAATGTGGGACGAGGAGTACTCGTCCCGCTCGGCCGCCGGAATCCGCATCGACGCGAGCAACGCCCTGCAAGTGTCGGCGGTGTTCGCGTGCCTGCGAATCCTGTCGGAGAGCGTCGCGAGCCTGCCGCTCCACGTGCTCGAACGGATGACTCGCGGTACTCGCCGTGCCGTCGAGTTGCCGCTGTACCGCCGCCTCCACCAGCAGCCGAACGAATGGCAGACGAGCTTCGAGTGGCGTGAGCAAGCGGTTTTCCACGTCGGGCTCTGGGGCGACGCCTACAGCGAGATCCGCTCGGGAGCGTCGGGTGCGGTCGATCAACTCATCCCGCTGCACCCGTCCCGCATGACGGTGGAACGGATCGAGAACGGGCGGCTCCGCTACAAGTACCGCGAAGAGAACGGCCGCGAGACGGTGTACTCGCAGGACGCGATCCTGCACATGCGTGGGCCGAGCGACGACGGCGTGCATGGCATGAGCGTCGTCGAGAGTTGCAAGGACGCGATCGCGCTGGCTCGAGCGTGCGAGCTCCACGGTGCCCGGTTCTTCGGCAACGGAGCGAGGCCGGGCTTTGTGCTCAGCACGGATGGCGAGCTCAACGCCGAGGCCCGCGAGTCGCTGCGTGCGAACTGGGAGCGGATGCACGGCGGCGTGAACAACAGCAACCGCACGGCGGTGCTCGTCGGCGGGCTCAAGCCGATCGAGATCCCGCAAGCGTCGATGCACGATTCGCAGTTCATCGAGGCTCGGAAGTGGCAGTTGGCTGAGATCGCCAGATTGTTTCGCGTGCCTCTCCACCTGCTCGGTGCCGAGACGAGTCCCGGCTCGGTGGAGCACGCCGGTCTCGACTACGTGCAGCACACGATCCTCCCGTGGCTGCGTCGCTTCGAGTCGGCGTTTCAGCGCGACCTCATCAGCGACGACGACCGCTACTTCGTCGAGTTCGACGTTCGCGGGCTCATGCGTGGCGACGCCGCGAGCCGCTCGGCGTACTACCGGGCGATGTGGGACATCGGGGCACTCTCGACGAACGACATCCTCGAACTGGAGAACCGCAACCCGGTTGAGGGTGGCGACGAGCGGTATCGCCCGCTGAACATGGGCACGCTCGGGGCACCGCCGTCGGTCGATGACGTACTCGCCCAGCAGCAAGAAGGCAGCGGCATCGACGGTCAGGCGGTCGAGGGCGGCGTGGCCGCAGCCGAAGGCGAGCCCGCTCCGGTCGTCGAGGAGGTGGTCGTCGAGGACGCCACGCCCCAGGTCGCCGAGGTATCGCTCAACGGTGCCCAGATCACCGGGCTCATCGCGATCGTGCAGTCGATCTCCGACGGTATCGTCACCCGCGAGGGTGCGGCGGCGATGATCGCCGCGTCGTTCCCTTCGATCCCGCCCGCACAGATCGACGCGATCCTCGCAGGGGTGGTCGAGCGTCAACCGGCAGTAGCAGCGGATGCGCAGCCGCAGCAAATGCCGGTCGTCGAAGACGCCCCCGCGAGGTCGCTCGAAGAGCGATCCGAGCCCGGCACGGTCGCCGAGGGCGACTACGTCTCGTGGGGCTCGTCTGGCGGGCGAGCTCGCGGGCGCATCGACCACGTCATGGACTACGGGCGGCTCGACGTGCCCGGCACCGACTTCGCGATCGACGCGACCGAGGACGACCCGGCGGCGCTCATCACGGTCTACGAAGAGGTGAGCGGCGGCTGGCGGGCGACCGAGACGCAGGTCGGGCACAAGTTGAGCACGCTCACGAAGATCGACGCGCTGCCCGAGCCGCCGCCTGCGGAGGAGCCACGGGCGAAGCCACGGAGGCGGAAGCGTGGCGGCTAGGTATGACCACATCGACTTCTCGCCGCCGTCGGGCGTGCGAGAAGAGGCTGCGAAGGGTCTCGCGTGGCGAAGCGAATACGGCCGAGGCGGCACGGCAGTCGGCGTGGCTCGCGCAAGAGACCTGAGCAACGGCACGACGATCAGCCCCGAGACGGCACGCAGGATGAAGGCGTTCTTCGACCGGCATCAGATCGACAGGCAAGGCGAGGGATGGAGTCCGGGCGAGACCGGATTCCCGTCGAACGGTCGGATAGCACACGCCATGTGGGGTGGCGACTCGGGCTATTCATGGAGCAGAAAACTTGTGACGCAGATGAACGCAGCGGACGAGAACGACAGGAGCACGACGATGAACATCGAGCGACGCAGTCTGGCGATTGACGAGATCGAGTCGGCGGTGCCGCTGCTCGCGGTCGAGAGCCGCAGCGAGGACGACGGCAGCGAGCGCGAGTACATCGTCGGCTACGCTGCGAAGTTCGGCGTGTTGAGTCTCGACCTGGGCGACTTCGTCGAGCGGATCGACCCAGGTGCGTTCGGTATCGTCGCCGAGCGTCGCGGGCGGCGGCGGCCGCTGGAGACTCGCGCCCTCTGGAATCACGACGCCAACTTCCCGCTGGCCCGCTATCCCGGCACGCTGTCGATGAGCGTGGACGAGGTGGGGCTGCGGTATGAGTTCCCCGTGCCTGACACGACGTACGGGCGGGACATCGCGAGCAACATCCGTGCGGGCATCGTCAAGGGCTCGTCGTTCTCGTTCACGGTGCCGTCGGGCGGTGACGCGTGGAGCGTCGAGGACGGTCGCAGCGTCAGGGTCATCAGCCGCATCGACTCGCTCCTCGATGTCGGGCCGGTCACGTTCCCGGCGTACCCCGACGCCGACGTGAAAGTTGCCCAGCGTTCCTACGATGCGTTCGTTCGGCAGCGTGACGCCGAGGCTCATCGTCGCATGGCTGCGGCGACCCGTGCCCGAGAACTCCGCGAGTACCTGACCAAGCATGGCCGCTAAGTCCGGCGACACGTGCGAGCGGTGCAAAGCTGCTCGGCTCAATGTCGCGTCGAGTCAGGCACGAGGCGAGTACCAGACTCGCTACCTGCGCTGCCCCCGCTGCGGGCACACCGACAAGCACGTCGTGCATTCCGAGCACGTGCGTCGTCGGGCTTTTACTGGTTAGTAAAAGACCCTCAAGTCGAACTGCAAGGGTGCCGGTCTGGCTCCGTAGGTTCGTGGATAGGTGGCGTGAGCGCCGCCGCATCCCGACCAAGGAGTCACGCTCGTGGACAAGATCAAGGCACTGCTCGACGAACTCGCCGCTGTCGTCGCCGAGATGGAAGCGATGAGCGAGACCCCGGCCGAGGACGGCGCTGAGCCGATGACCGAGGAGCAGGAGGCTTCGCTCCGCTCGCTCGAAACCCGTGCCGACAAGCTCCGCGAGCAGATCGAGTTCCTGCAGCGCGTGCAGGCGAAGGAGCTCGAACTGCGTGCCGTTCTGGAGCGTGGTGCCCCTGCCAAGGCGGTCGAGAAGGCTGCCGTCACCGAGGAGAGCCCCGTGGAGAAGCGTACCGTTCCCGCGATCCCCGTGTCGCACGGACCGCTCAAGGCGTTCCGTTCTGCCGAGTCCGCGTACCGCGCTGGCATGCACCTGCGTGGCTACGTGTTCGGCGACGCCGAAGCCCGTCGGTGGTGCGTCGATCACGGCGTCGAGAGCCGCGCCCAGGCGGGCGGCGTCAACTCGCTCGGTGGTGTGCTGACCAGCCCCGAGCTCAGCAACGAGATCATCCGGCTCGTCGAGGAGTACGGCGTGTTCCCACAGTACGCTCGCCGAGTGCCGATGTCGAGCGACACGCTCAACATCGCCCGTCGCACTGGTGGGCTCGCTGCCCGTCCGGTCGGTGAGAACGCCGAGGTGCTCGCGAGCGACGTGACGTTCGACAACGTCGAGCTCGTCGCGAAGATCTGGGGCGTGGCGAACCGCGTCCCGAACTCGCTGCTCGAAGACTCGGTCATCGACCTCGCCGACCTCATGGCCGTCGAGACGGCTCAAGCGTTCGCTGAGGCCGTCGATAATTCGGCGTTCGGTCCTGCCGACGGCGAGAGCACCTACCACGGCGTGGTCAGCATCACGAAGAAGATCGTCAAGGCTGCTCACTCGGCGTCGGTCGTCAGCACGACCGCTGGCACCGAGGACACCTACGGCGAGCTGACGATGAAGAACTTCACCGACATGGTGGCGAAGCTGCCCACCTATGCTCGGCGGAACGCCCGATTCTACATCTCCCCGTCCGGCTGGGGCTCGGCGATGCTTCGGCTCGCGATGCTCCCCGGTGGTGCGAGCGGCCCTGGCGGCAACTCGTCCAGCGACGTGGCCGCCGGGTTCGGCGAGAGGTTTCTCGGATACCCGGTCGTGCTCGTCTCGGCGATGCACTCCTCGCTCGACGATTCGAGCGGCGAGGTGGCCTGCCTCTTCGGCGACCTCTCGCAGGCCGCCGTCTACGGCGAGCGTCGGGCGATCCAGATCCGCACGGCGTCCGAGCGGTACATCGAGTACGACCAG